GCGTGAAGCTGGTTCGGGGTCAGTTTTATGTAATGTTTGTAGGGGGTATCCATGATTTTCGCTTTCTGAGGGGTGAGGTATCCATGAACTTTCGCAACTATCCGCAAGGTCAGACACTCTGCAGACCGCATGAACGCTAGTGTACAGGTAAAAGTGTCCAAGTATCTATCTGTTTTGAGAAATGCTTTCACTCTACAAGGTTTGCAGGGCTGGCCGAGCTTGAGAAAATATACGCACATATATAGAGACACTCCTATATATAAATATATATTTAAAAAGATAGATAGATGGACAGTTTTTCAAGGACGCCAGTATTGATGCGGGTTGGCGGGTGTCTGACCTTGCGGATAGTCGCGAAAATATGGATAGGTAGTTTTTCGCTATGATTTTCGCCTTTCAAGATTTTCGGGTCATCGTGACCCGAATTTCGGCTCGTGCTTCCATGTCTTCGATGCGTCTAAGCATGAAGGTACGCTTGGCATCACGCTCGATCTTCTCCATGTACTTGGGGCGTTGCTCGTTGTTCCACTTAGCGAGCGCGACTTCTTTGGGTGAGTAGTGTTTGAATTTGGACATGGTTTTCTCCTTAGCAGTTTTTGTATTGTTGAACCATGTCAGCACCGAGCCACATCTCTACATGGAGAAAGGTTTTGGTCAGGGCATGGAACAGGGTGTAAGCGTCACACGCTGAGTTTGCTTTGTAGTCGTGGTTGTAGCCACCTGCGCGAACGATGATTGAGTACATGAGAATCTCCTTGGGTTTAAAAATGAATAGACAAGAAACGAAACACCGAGAGAAGCTCTTTCTCTCGGGTTCGCAGAAAAAAGCGGGTCACTGTGACCCGAAAATCATGCAACGAGAGCTTTCAGGGCTTTGCGTTGCTCGGCGGGTGTGAGTTTGCCAAAGGCTTCGATGATTTTCGCAACAGGGTCAAGCGGTTCTTTCCTTGCGCTCGAAGTGCTACGCGTAACACCCTTGAGCATATTGATGACGTCACGCACTACAGTCTTGGTTGATTCGTACTTTGGGTTGCTCGTGATGAGTGACACCTTGCCCGTGACGTCATGCACCTTGAAACCCTCCTTGCCCACGCCCATTTTCTCGCAAGCCCATTCGATCACTATCGGGCGACATTCCTCAACGGACGCGTAACCCGCATCTTTCATGCCTTGGATGAGCGCGACCCTTGAATCAGCGAATGTGTTGAGAACTGTAAATGCTTTGGTTTTGTTTGACATGGTTTTTCTCCTTGATGTCGTTGTTGTCTCGGGGCGAATCCCTGAAACTGTCTCCATTGTGCGGTGGCCCCTGTTTGATCGCCCTCGATGCCCGCTTTTTCGGGTCATTTTGACCCTGTTTTTGGCTTTTTTGACCCTGTTTTTGGCTTTTTGGCGACCCCACCATACCCCCACCAAGCCATATAGACGATGCCCCCTGCCGTCACATACGAACACTGTTTCATAACCGCAAAACAAACTTTGTAATAACTTAGTACTAATTACCCCACCCCTAAAAATTTTATAAAAATTTAGAAATACCTATGTCTAACGTTAGACAACACTAAATAAAAAAAGCCCCGACCTTGCGAGCCGGGGCAAAGATGGCAACTGATACCATCAAGGAGAAAGCAAGCGCTTGCGCACCCACTCGATTTGAGTGTACATTATCTACATCGCAGGTTCAAGGGCTTATGCGCAGAATGTTAGATCACTTAATCAATTTCGAACCCGAGGTGCAGGAGCATCAGGGTAATTTCGTCCCCATGGATAAGACAGATCCATCGGACGTGGTAGACGGCATGGCCAAAACGGTTGACTGGCTCAAAGAACTGGGCGCAGTGGACACAGATACTTTGGTCAATGAGGCGCAAAGCCAAGCAGCACGTACTGCTTTCACGAACATCGTCACCGCCAAACCTGCGGAAATCACGCATACCTCTCTGGCTAATATAAAAGTCCCAGAGGCCGTTCAAAAATTGGTAGGATTGCTTTCAGCCTATGACTGGGAATTTGTACAGCAAGCTAAACAGATCCGTGGCTACACAGTGGCCCTGCTGGTAAAAGAAACCGAAAACCCAAATGCCAACATCCGACTCAAAGCGCTAGGTCTTCTGGGTAAGGTGACAGAAGTGGGCTTGTTCACAGAGAAGATTGAAGTCAAGAAGACCGAGATGTCAGACGTTGAGCTTGAGAACCGTATTAAAGAAAAGCTCAACAGGTTCATGGGTGTTATAGATGTCATTGACGTCAGCGAAGAAAATCCCAATGAAGCGTGACGAATTTACAACACTTAGTAAGATTGAGCTTGAGGCCATGCAGAAGGCGCTCCCCTATATGAGTGTGCAAGAGAAGATGGAATTGTTTGACGACTTGGAGCTTCGAGAGAAACGCGCCAGCCTAAAAGCAGCCAGCACCAACATGCTTGGGTTTGCGCAGGCGGTGTACCCCAACTTCAAAGTTGGCCCCCATCACAAGAAGTTAGCTAAGATATTTACAGACGTAGTCGAGGGTAGGAAGAAGCGCGTGATTATCAACATCGCGCCTCGTATGGGTAAGTCTGAGTTCTCGTCTTACCTGTTCCCTGCGTACTTTCTAGGTAAGTATCCCGAGAAGAAGATCATCATGGGCACGCACACTGCGGGTCTGTCTGAAGACTATGGCAGACGTATACGTAACTTGATTGACTCAGATGAATACAAAGAAGTTTTCCCCACCACTATGGTGGCAGACGATCAAAAGGCTGCCGGTAAGTGGTCTACAAGCGCTGGCGGTCAGTACTATGCTGCTGGTGTCGGGGGCGCTCTTGCTGGTCGTGGTGCTGATCTGTTCGTTATTGACGATCCTCACTCGGAGCAGGACGTAAAGTCTAACTCTAGACTCGCGTTTGATACGGCTTGGTCTTGGTTCCAGACTGGCCCTTTGCAACGTCTGATGCCGGGTGGTGGGATTATCATTGTGATGACCCGTTGGTCGCTCCTAGACCTGACTGGGCGCCTGATTGACTACCAAACTAAGAACCCAGAGGCGATTCCATGGGAGATCGTGGAGTTACCGGCCATTTTGAACGACGGTGAGGAAGACGAGAAGTCCCTGTGGCCAGAGCAGTGGTCGCTTGAAGCGCTGAAGTCTACCAAGGCCAGTATTGACCCGCGTTATTGGAACGCTCAGTACATGCAGCAGCCAACCAGTGAAAGCTCCGCTATCGTCAGCCGCAAGATGTGGCGTATTTGGGAGCCAGATGACCCGCCAAGGTGTGAGTACATCATCCAGTCGTGGGATACGGCGTTTGAAACCAAGAACAACTCCGACTATTCCGCCTGCACAACGTGGGGCATCTTCTACAACGAGGAAGAAAATGACTCCCCCCAGCTTATCCTACTGGATGCGTTTAAAGATCGTATGGCTTTCCCTGAGCTTAAGGTGGTGGCGCTTAAGCAATACAAGGAGTGGGAACCTGATGCGTTCATTGTTGAGAAGAAAGCATCCGGAGGGCCGTTGATTCAGGAACTTAGGGCGTTGGGAATCCCAGTCCAAGAGTTCTCCCCCAGTCGCGGCAATGACAAGATGGTGCGAATGAACGCGGTTGCAGATTTATTTAGCAGTGGTAAAGTCTGGGCACCCGACACACGCTGGGCACGGGAAGTGATTGAAGAAGTGGCCGCGTTCCCAGTTGGGGAGCACGACGACTACGTGGACACGACAACACAGGCGCTGCTACGCTTCAGGCAAGGCGGCTTTATTGCTTTAGACACGGACGAGAAAGATGACCTTGCGATCTTTCACCGCCGGAAACACGAATACTACTAGGAACACACATGGCAACGAACATCGACAAAGCGCTGTACCAACAACCTATGGGCATTGATGCACTGGGTGAACAAGAATCCCCCTTGGAGATTGAGATTGTTGATCCCGAAGAAGTCACCATCGGCATGGATGGCATTGAGATCACCATCACGCCCGGAGAAGATGACGGCGAAGAAGATTTCAACGATAACTTGGCCGAGTACATAAAAGACAGCGCTTTGCAGTCGTTGGCTGGTGACTTGGTGTCTGACATCGACAACGATAAGAATGGCCGCAAGGATTGGGAGAAGACATACGTTGATGGTCTGAAGCTACTGGGTCTGCAGATTGAAGAGCGTACAGAACCTTGGAACGGCGCATGCGGTGTGTTCCACCCGATGATTACCGAAGCGGTTGTACGCTTCCAAGCTGAGACAATCACTGAGACTTTCCCAGCCCGAGGGCCTGTGCGTAGCAAACTCATTGGCAAAGAAACGCCAGAGATGAAAGAAGTTGCGGCTAACGTTGAAGACGACATGAACTACGAGTTGACGGAAGTCATGACGGAGTACCGCGGTGAACACGAGCGCATGCTCTGGTCACTGCCAGCCACAGGCTCAGCGTTTAAGAAGGTCTACTATGATCCCAATTTGGGACGTCAGGTGTCGATGTTTATTCCTGCGGAAGATATGTATCTGCCGTACGGCACAACGGATTTGGATACTTGCTACCGCATCACGCACGTCATGCGCAAGACCAAGAACGAGATCATCAAGCTTCAGCAAGCAGGCTTTTATCTCGACGTTGAGTTATCTGATGCGCCCAGAGACTTGACAGACATTCAGAAAGCCAAGGACAAAGAGACAGGCTTTAGTGACTTGAACGACGACCGCTACACGCTTTATGAGTGCCATGTAGATTTGAACCTTGAAGGTTACGAGGACAAAGACGACTCTGGTGAAGAGACCGGCATTATGCTGCCGTACGTTGTTACGTTGATTAAAGGCTCCAACGACATCCTATCAATCCGCCGTAACTGGAAGGAAGATGATGACCTTCGACTCAAGCGCCAGCACTTCGTTCACTACCAATATATCCCGGGTTTTGGAGCTTACGGCTTCGGGCTTTTCCATCTTATCGGAGGCTTTGCTAAATCCGCTACCTCCCTCATGCGACAACTTGTCGATGCAGGAACACTCAGCAACTTGCCCGGTGGACTCAAGACACGCGGATTGCGAATCAAAGGTGATGACACACCAATCGCACCCGGAGAGTTCCGTGATGTAGACGTTGGTTCGGGCACGATCCGTGACAACATTTTGCCGCTGCCGTACAAAGAGCCAAGCGCTACTCTGTTTAACTTAATGCAGACAATTGTTGACGAAGGCCGACGTTTTGCAGCAACGGCGGATATGAAAGTGTCTGACATGAGTGGCAACGCTCCTGTTGGCACAACGCTTGCGTTGTTGGAGCGTCAACTTAAGGTGATGACGGCTGTTCAGGCTCGTGTGCACTTTGCGCTGAAGCAAGAGTTCAAGCTCTTGAAGAACATCATCCGTGACTACACTGACGCGGACTACACATACACACCCGAGTACGGCACACGTAAAGCGAAGAAAGCCGACTATGACTTGGTGGACGTAATCCCCGTGTCAGACCCCAACGCTGCGACCATGTCTCAGCGCGTTATCCAGTATCAAGCCGTCATTCAGATGGCGCAGATGGCTCCAGACATTTACAACTTACCCGAACTCCACCGCGGTATGTTGAACGTCTTAGGTATCAAGAACGCAGAGAAGCTCGTGCCGATTGAGGACGATCAGAAGCCCACCGATCCCGTGCAGGAGAATCAGAACGCACTTAAGGGTAAGCCGATCAAAGCGTTCTTACATCAAGACCACGCCGCGCATATCCAAGTGCACATGATGCTGATGCAAGACCCGATGATGCAGCAGTTCATTGGTCAAAACCCACAGGCTCCCAAGATCATGGGCGCAATTACTGCGCACATTGCAGAGCACGTTGGTTACCAGATGCGCCAGCAGATCGAGCAGCAATTGGGTATGCCACTGCCTCCTGAAGACGAGAAGTTGCCACCACAAGTGGAGATTGCGTTGTCCGGCATGATGGCTCAAGCGGCTCAGCAAGTCATGATGCAGAACCAAGCCAAGGCTGCGCAGATGCAAGCACAGCAACAAATGCAAGACCCGATCATGCAGATGCAGATGCAGGAACTCCAACTCAAAGGCCAAGAGCTAGAGTTGAAGAAACAAAAGATCATGATGGACGCTGCTGCCAAGGCCGATGCACAGGCTTTGAAAGAGCAAGAAGTTAGCGGCAAACTGGAGTTAGAAGCTCTTCGCACAGGCGCGCAAATCAAAGAGAGCGAATTCAAGCAACAGTTTGAACAAGAACGTGCTGGCATCCAAATCGGTGCTGACATCGCAAAGAGTAAAGCCCAGATGGATTTACAAGCGCGTACTGCTGCGCTCTCAAATAGTAGGAACCAACGTGAGCCTAAATCATGATCCAAGACTTCGTACGCGTATTACGTGAAAAAATACGCACTGACATGAACAACTACGCCGATGACTTGGCGGGTGGTTCATGCCGTACTTTTGAAGAGTACCAAAAACTCTGCGGGATTATTCAGGGTCTAGCCCTCGCAGAGCGTTATCTACTTGACCTTGCACAGAAAGTTGAAGAATCCAATGAGTGATCTTGATCTCTCCCCCGGTGCTTTTGCACTGCCTGAACCCATCCAATCTTTGGATGCACCCGAGCCTGAAGCTTCAGACGAAATGAAAGCCACGCAACTTCCCACCCCAACAGGTTGGAAGATTCTTTGCGCTGTGCCAGATGTCGACGAGAAGATTGCAGGATCAAATCTGTATAAACCAGTTGAGTTTAT